TTACAGTACGTTCTTCACTTTGCCCGAGATGATCTGCACGGGGACGGCCTGCATCTCCGGGCGGTTCTCGATGTAGCGGAGCGTTGTATCATAGTCCGAATGCCCTGCGCGCGCCATGATGTCATTCGGAGCGGCCTGCGACTCGCCGAGCATAGTGAGATTCGTGTGCCGCATGCAGTGAAAGTCGAAGTCTCGGACACCGAGCTCGCGGATCCGCTTGCACTGATACCCCAAGGTCGTCGGCTTGATGTACTTCCCGTTCGGCTGCGTGCAGATAATATCAATGCGCGGCCCCGGAGCAGGATAGCCCTTCTCCAAGGACACAATCTTTTTGATGTCCCGTCCTTGATAGTCTTTTGCCGGGACAATGTAGTTATAAAAGTAATCCTCTCCGTAGTAGAGCTCGTTCTTCGCCTGCTGGCGCTTCCAGCGCTGCAGGAGGGGGAGGATGACCTGTGCATCGAATGAGAGAATCCGATGACTGCTGTCGGTCTTGAGATCGCAGACGTAATGCAGGCCAATCTTTCCGCGCATGGCAAGACGCTGTATTTGCTGTGTGACCGCAATCGTCATGCGCCGCATATCACAGTTGTCCCATGAAAGGCAGAGCGCCTCGCCGATGCGTGTGCCAAAGTAGAGCCCGATCACAAGCGGCATGTGGAACGTCGAGCCGAACGGATGCCGCTGGAAGATCAACGCAAGCTCGCTATCCTCGATGCGCCGTCGCGGCTGCCGACGGCTGAGCGGAGCAAACTCCTTGCCCGGCACCTTGATGAGGCGTGCAGGATTTTCCCGCAGCAGTTCCATCGGATAGATTGCATAGTCGAGTGCCGTGGAGATGTTGCTGAGGATCCGCGCGACGGTCTCATAGGCATAGCCGTCCTTGCGCTTCTGCTGGACGAACCGATCAATGATGGCGGGGGAGAGGGAGGATAAACGATATTCGCCGAGCGCGGGTTTTATATGCAGGCGAATGTTCTTCTCTCGTAGTTCCAACGTGTTATTTCGTGCATACAATCGCGTGCGTTCGTACCAAATATCGAGATAGTCGGCAAAACTGATGCTGGCATCGTTCTTCTTTGCACCGCCGCCGATGTAAGCATTATATGCCTCAACTCCAGCCATTCGTGCATCCTGCTCTGTGGCATATCCGCCGCCTTCGCCTCGGCGGCGTTTGCCGTCAACTTTTGCCTTCTCAAAGTAGTACGCCCATGAGGACCCGCGCTGTTTTACGCGGACGTGATCGAGTGGGTTATTCGATTTTTTCGACATAATAAAAGCCTCCCTTGAAAATTGGAGGCTAATCCCATATAATAGAACATGGTGTAGATGTGATTAGCCTCACATTTATTCTTTGCCGTCCGGAGGTGGTGCTCCGGGCGGTCTTTTATTTTACGAAAATGCTTCAATACGTCTGCGTTCCTCCGCCTGCAGTTCCTCGGCGAATGTTGCGAATCCCTGCAAATCCTCTGTATTGAGATAGTTGATGTACTCCTTGCGCTGCTCCACGGGAATCACGATCGGTGTCATGTCGAAGAGGAAACAGCTGTACACCATCAGCGCACGGCCGACGCGTCCGTTGCCATCCGGGAACGGATGAATATGCTCGAATGCGATGTGCTGGCGGCAGATGGCAAATACCTTATCCGAATCGGATGCAGCGGCATCCATCTGCGCAGCGAGGTTGTCGATCCAGTCCGTCAGTGCCGACGGAACGAGGTAGGGCGGCGTAGGGGTGAAGTCTGCGCCAATGATCATATTCGGGCGCTGCTTGAACTGCCCAGGAACACTTTCGATTGCATCCCTGCAGAGGATTGCGTGCACCTCGCGGATCAGAGAGAGGGAGATCGGTGTGCCAGATGTCGACTGCTCGACAAGAAACGTCATGAACGTCTTATAGTTCAGCACCTCGTTCAGCTCGCGCATATCCATCGCACGCGGGATATAGTCGTCAACGAGAACGCTCTTTGTCTCGCCCTGCGTCAGCGTGTTGCCCTCGATCGCGGTGGAGTGATGCGCCATCCGCACCATGAGATCACTGAGATATTCGGGTGAGTATGTCATCGTGCGACTCCTTTCTGCCATCTGATGTAAGCCTATACAGCCAGAGGGATATTCTGATCAAAAGAAACTTTGTCATAAGATTCAACAGTGATTTCAGGCCCGTGTAGGAATAACTCTTGCTCATGCCTTTTTTTATTGGCCACATATCGGAGACTATACCACATAGGGAACATATCTTGATAAATCTCTTGAATTCGTTGGTGGTTATCATAGGTAAGAATCCATTTGAATGCATTCATCTCGCGAATAGCATCAGATAAAGCAACGTGCCCGTCATGGTTAAATGCGTTCTTGTACAGGTTTTTCCCTTGTTGATAATATGGCGGATCAAAGAATACAAATAGCCGTTCTGGGTCTTGATGCACCAATATGGTGCGAATCAAATCTGCAGCATCCATGTGATAAAGTTGTATGTGCTCGTGTGCTGCAGCAATATCTAGAATCTTTTTTTTCAAAGATTCTTTGTTATAGCGGCAATCAAGTTTATAGGTTCCTTTTTGCATGAGACCACCGATTGGGCCGCCCGTGATAATGCCAGACATATTTGTGCGGTTTAAAAAGAACGTCGCAAAGGCAAGTTCAATACTGTACTCGTCCGCAACTTTAAGTTCTTCATAAATGCGGCGCTGCGCATGCCACACGTCCATATTGATGGGGGTGTCATGGATTCTCTGTAATAGATGATCTGTGTCATTGAGAATGGCATTCCAGACAGAATAAATGCATATATCAAAGTCATTGAGAATAATGGAGTCAACCTTACGTCCCAGAAGAAGATCAACAGCAACGCCTGCACCACCGCAAAATGGCTCGCAATAAATAGGGGATACCATATGGTTGATCTCGATGGTGTGCTGGACAAATTTGGACAACTGAGTTTTCCCGCCTGGATATCGCAAAGGCGTGTATGTATGCGGCATAATAAGACCTCCTTTCCTCCATCATAGCAGAAAATTTAAGTATTGGACATCAAATTACAAGTCATTTATCCATGTTAAAATTTTTTCTAGCACAGATCGATTGCATTTTTCTGGTGAAACCTGATTATACAATGAAAAAAACTTATTATTAAATTCTATGACAGACTCTTTATTACATTGAACCCAGCGTTTATATAGTCGGATATTTCCCTTACCCCAATTTGGTTTTTGCTCGTTAAACCATGCTTTGAAAAATTTATCATCATTGGTTTCATCTTGATAATTTCTAAAGCATTGCTGATGATTGTATTTTCCAATTCCCTGCGACCAAAAAGAATCATCATCACGCATTTTACGCAAAAATTCGTACATTACTCTTTCTAATGCCTTTGGCAGTGGGAGAGCAAGAATATTTTGGTGTTTTCCCGTGATTTCATTAGCCTTATCTCCATCGATAACATATAGTATTTTCTTAAAAATAGGAATATCTCTACTAGATATGCATAGGAGTGTTCCTGCCGAAAGAGAAGTTTTATTATTTTTCTTTTCGCTGTTGTGGATGTCTATTACCGATGAATATGCATTATGCGTAATGTATCTAAAAAAAGTAGCAGCAACTGAGTCTTCAAATAAGGTGGTAATTTTTACAGAAGCTCTCTTGGGAAGGGGAGCAGCATTAATTTCTGCATAAATATCTTCATAGTCAACATGGCTTTCTGCATGTATTGTATTATTTCTACGGAATAAAGAAATGATAGATGATTTCTTTTTATATTGACGAGAGCACAATTGAATCATATGTAATGAATGGGTTGTGCATACAACTTGTATAGAAAACTCTTCAGCCGCATAGAGAAGAAATTCTATCAGTTTCTCTTGCGCTAATAGATGTAATGTGGCATCTACTTCATCTATCAGTAATATTCCTCCTCGGTAACGTTCTTTCAGTTTTTTCTTGAGACGCATAAATGAAATAACTGCACTGATTATTTGTCCAAGATTGTCTTGTCCGGCTGAGTTTGTTTCAGCATCATATACAGAAGTTTTGCAGGCAAGAAAAGCCTTAATATCTGTCGAAATAAATTCAGGAGTTATCTCATCCTGTACAACACATATTTTCTTTTGCCATTCAGAATAAAAGGAACGCTCCTCATCTGACAGCTGAAAACTATTGTTGGAAGTGATGTTTTCACTATTTGCCAATGGATATAGTCGATTTAACCCAAGATAAATTACAGGATGAGGATAGTTTCCTTGCCCCTTTGCTCTAGTATTTTTGCCAGCAACAAACCGAATATTTATATGTTTTTGATCAGATCTGGCTTCAGAAACTACAGGTAACGTAATAGGGTGATTACCTACTTCTAAATTTATTGCATATGAATACTTCTTCTTACGTGGATCATCGTAAGTTAATGACATGCGAAAAACATCAGAAAACTTTGATTGAAAGGTTTTCCCTAATATCGTTTTTGTCTTTGCTTTATCAATATCATCATATATGTTTGTATAAACCTTATATTTTGCTTCAAATTCAAAAGGCTGGCAGATCATTCCAAGTAAGGTAGATTTTGAAGTCGCATTTTGCCCTACAATTAAGGTCAATAGATCATTTATCTCGATTTTGGTTGATGAAGCAAAGTTTCTAAAGGTAAATATATCAAGGGAACGCAACTTCATTAAGATATCAAGCTCATTATCGCCTTCAAGAGTAAGTCCTGCTGAGATTTCACTGGTTAATTTCATAATAGACATTCCCTTTCACATAGATTTTTGATATAATGAAATCGTTAAGCAATCGTGCTGGGGCATGCAGCACTTTTATGAACCTATGCAGCGCAGCGTGGGAGAAAAAAGTGTGCTAGACGGTTGCTTTTCCTGTTTTATCCAAATATAGCTGTCCTTTTAGGACAGCTTTTTTTATTTTAGAGAGATCACACCTCTATCCAAAAATATCAAAATCAGTCGACTCCTCCGGCGGTTCCGGCAACTCTATCGGCGGACTCTCACTCTGCCAATCTGAAAGGAGCTGAGCGTGGTAGAACGCAGATACCCCGCCGCAATGCGTACAATAGCGTGCATTGGAGGGGAGGGGAGCACCGCAAGCCTGATCAACCGCAAGGACACGATCTCCATGAGGCGAGACAAAGTATCTTCCGGCACAGTAGTTGTACACAGGCGCGCTGCAGATCTTGCAGTAGCGATCCTCGGGGCGTAGATCCTCATTGTCGCAGCGGATACAGCGGAGCACCTGATTCTGCGCATTCACCGGATACTCTTTATATTTCACAACCAACCCTCCCTCCAGACCGTCGGCCACCAGCACTAAAATCGGAAGTCTCTCATTATACCAATGTAGGTGCTCATTTCCGCATACGGGGCAGAACTTCGCGTCTGCACCGACAAACATATGCCTGCAGTGTCCGCAGTACTTGGCGTATAGAAAATCAAAAAACTGTTCATGATAAAATCGAAAGTCACTAGAATAGTAAGGATTATCGCGTCGCTCCTGCATCTTCTGAACGAGCTTCGAACAGACCGTAGCCGCTTCATACGTGATATTGCAAACGCTCTGAATATCATCGATACGAGTGCAGCCAGTGAATACGAACGGGATCGGCGGGCGGATCAGCTCGCCGGCAAACGTGTCAGCTTCTCTCTCCTGCGGGTCATTCTTTCGATTCGTCATATAGCGTGGACGCATACTCACATTCTTCAAGTGACCTAAAGCAATGTGCCCAAGTTCGTGTGCGATGGTGAAATTGATCCGTGCTTTCGGTGTACGGGCGTCATCATAGAAAATAATATAGCTGTCGCCATCGCCCTTGTAGCAGAATCCGTCCACATCCACACGGTTGATCTTCTCTATGATTTCGGTAAATCCGTAGCTGCGTGCCTCGGTATAGGAGACAACCTGGATATAAAGATTATTGCAAACAAAGAACGGATTGATTGGCAAAGAGTGAAGATCGGCGGCAAACATCACTTCGCGCGCCCAATACAAGATCTCAGAGAAACGCAAATACCATCATCCCTTTGGAGTATTCTTCCTTAAAAAAAACTCCGCCATATCCGCCAGCGTCTTCAAATCCTCGGGCGGGAGTTCCTTCTCGGCGCGTAACAGGATGGATGGCGGGCTTGGGTCTTGCTCATCTCGCCCAAGTAAAGTATCCATATTTACATTGAAGAAATCAGCGAATAGCTCTAATGTTTCAAAGTTCGGCTCACGGCGTCCAGATTCATACATACCGAGGGTACTTCTATTGATACCCGTAGCATTCGCTAATTCTTCTTGCGTAAGGCCTCTGTTTTGGCGCAAGCTTCGCAATACAAGGTGGAAAGGCATGAACACACCTCCTTTTTCTTTGAGTCTATCACAATTCGCGTCAATCTTCAACACGTTTTGTGAAAAAATGTCGCGAAACGTGTTGACACGAAACGCGACAAGTGATAAAGTATATGATAAGAATGGAGGGGGGTGATATGGTGTTTAATAGACCACGTATAGCAGAAAGGCTTCGGGACTTACGAGGGCGACGTACAATTAAGGAAGTGTCGAATGCTTGTGGTATCAGCCCTTCGACGCTAAGCATGTACGAGAACGGTGAGCGAGTGCCCCGAGATGAAGTTAAAATCCGTCTCGCAAAGTTTTATTCTGTTTCCGTTGAATCTATTTTTTTTGACTAGATATGTCGCAAAACGTGACAAAACTAAAAAGGAAGAAAACCAATGAGCAACAAACAGAAACACCCGCGCTGCCATGCCCGCACCGTCGCTGAGATCGTGCAGGACATTCGCAGCACCGCAGCCGCACTCCGTGAAATCTTTGGCATTGAGCGTCATGTCGCAATCAACAAGGCGGTCTGCCTCGCAGAGGAGGCCTACGGACTTGAGATGTCAGCGATCAAGCCGATTATCCGTGTACCTGTGAAAGGAGCAAACGGATGGCAAACATCATCATGATCGGCAATGTACGCGGCTACATTGCCAAAGATGGCAACGCTTGGCTGAACGCTGAGGACGTGGCACGTGGTTGGGGATTTACACAGGAGAAGAACGGTGTTGAATACGTTCGCTGGGAAACAGTTAATACTTATCTCAAGGAGTTTGGATTTTCCCAACTTGTTGGGAAAGATAGCTTCCTTCCCGAGAACATGGTCTATCGTCTCGGATTCAAGGCGAACAACGAACGGGCGCAGGCGTTCCAAGCGAAACTTGCCGACGAGATTCTTCCCGCAATCCGCAAGACAGGCAGCTACACCGTGCCGAAACTCGAAAAGAACCCGAAGTACCGTACGCGCATGATCGGGACGGCGGTGCGGGATGTCCGCAGTACGGCGGCAGAACTGCAGAAACTCTTCGGCGTCAAGGATGGCATCGCACTCGCCAAGGCAACAAGCATGATTGAGCGAGCGTACGGTGTCGAGATGCCCGAGGTCAAAGAACTCATTCCTCCGGCAGAGCACGACACAGGCTTTCTCAATCCTACTGCGATCGGTGCAAAGCTCGGCATCAGCGCAAAGGATACCAACCTGCTCCTCAAGAATGCGGGGCTCCAGATGAAGATCGGCAAGGAATGGCGCATCACAAACAAGGGCAAGAATTACGGTGAGGAAATGCCTTATGAGCGCAACGGGCACAGCGGCTATCAGATTCGCTGGAATGAATCGGTGGTCGAGGCACTGCGGTGACTTCCGGCAACAACCGTGAAAGGAGGAATGCCGCAGCAGTAAATCATCGGACGGTTGAGTATGATGTGAGGCTAAACAAATAGAACGGAGGTGCAATGATGGACAACGCAGCGATGGAATCCATCATCGCCAGTGCAATCGAGCGTGCAAGCAGATCGGTCGCGGTTGTGCGGGAGTGTCAAACACCAGACGAACTCCTGACAGTGGTCGAGGTCGCCGCAGTGCTCGGCGTTGGTAAGAACTACGCGAATATGCTGGTACAGTCCGGCGTTATCCGGGGCATCAAGCTGAACGGAATGAAGGTGCGCCGGCGTGAATTGGAACGCTGGATGGCTGCCATGGACGGGATGGACTTGGAGGATCCTCGGAATCCCGTCCCGATCGAGAGAAAGGAGGCAGTCGCATGACTGGGAAGAAGGCTATCGCAGGCGCGGCAATCGCAATCGCCGCAATCCTCTGCGCGGGGGCGGCAACACATGAGGGCGGCAAGAACGCCGTCCTTGTCGAGGAAGTCTACGTTGTAAAGCCGGGTGATACCCTTTGGGGGATCTCGGAGACATACCTGCGGAAGAATACCGGCACGCGCCGGTATATCCTCGAGTACAAAGAGGGTATCTACGAAAATAATCCTTGGCTCGTGGAGCGCAAGGGGCTAATCCAGCCCGGTGATCAGCTGGTCTTGACCTACTGGAAGAAAGGAGATACACCATGAACTGCCCAGGACGCGGATGTCTCACCTGCACGGCAGCAATATGCGACGGCTGCCCAGGCATTCCGTATACACGGGAGGAAACAGCGATGCTCTGCAGCGCAAAGCTGCCGCGGCGAAACTCACGCACAAAAAAAGCACTCAGACCGGTAGCCGCCAGTCTGAGCACCATAGGAAAAAAGATATTCTGTGCTTATTGTAGCACGCCAACAGGAGGTAATGCAATATGACACATTGCGAAAAGCTCTACAACTATTTCATCGAGCATCCGAAGGCGTCCGCCGACGAGGTGATGGAGGCGCTTAACTGGGAGCGCAAACAAGTGAGCAAGTACAAGCATCGGCTCAAGGGGCGTGGTTTCATCGATGTGGATGCAATCGAAGGAGTGAAGATCCTACGTCCGTACCGCAAGGAGGATAAAAACAATCCGATCCACGACTACAAGCAGGATGCATATATGGAGGCAGCGGACGCGTGTCTCGACCGTATCCATGATCCGGAGACGACGATCCCGCAACTGATTGAACTTATCCGCGAGCTACGGATGGTGCTCAAGGCAATTATTCCCGCATAAAGGGGGCACAATGACAATGAGAACACTGTATGACCTTGGTGACGCTTTCAACGGCGTCATGGATATGGCACTGGATGAGACGATGGATCTCAATGTGCTCGAAGAGTGTCTGCAGACGATTGAGGCAGACATCGCCGTCAAATGTGAGAGAGGGATCGGGCTGATCCGCAATCTTGATACGCTGCGTGAAGGAATGGAGAAGGAATCAAAGCGCCTCTCCGAACAGGCGCGAATTCTGAAAAACCGTATTGAGTCCATCAAGGTGTGGTATCAGCGCAATCTTGACGCAATGGGAAAATCCAAGGTTACTACGACGCGCGGCACGATGGCCGTGCAGAACAATCCGCCGGCACTCAAGGTCACGGATGCGGACAAGATTCCGGCCAAGTATTTTGATGTGATCCCGGAGCACTATGAGCTCAACAAGGACGCCGTTAAGACGGCGCTCAAGAACGGCGAGGATGTGCCGGGCGTGCATCTGGAACAGGGAAGGAGCCTTCGTATCCGATGAACATTTTCGAGAAGATCCAGACCGTCCGCGTGAAACTCGCTGAGGACGGTCTGAAGAAGGGGAAGAAGAACGAATATGCGGGCTACACCTACTATGAGCTCGGCGACTTCCTCCCGCGCATCATGCAGCTGTGCAGTGAGCAGAAGATTTTCCCCATGATCTCGTTCACGGCGGAGATCGCGACACTCACGGTCTATGATTGCGAAAAGCCGGATGCAAAGGTGGAGATCACGACGCCGATGTCAACGGCGCAGCTCAAGGCGTGTCATCCGGTACAGAATCTGGGTGCGGTGCAGACGTATCTGCGGCGCTATCTCTACATCGCAATGTTCGAGATTGTGGAGTCGGATAAGATCGAGGCATCGACGGGCAAGGATCCTGCTACACCGCCGACTGCAGCAGCACCGTCCAATATTTCGCCGAGCGGCCGCGCGTTCCGATGCGACATCAATAAGCCGCCGCGCGATGAGCTTGTGCGTCTCTGGCAGTTCATGGGCTGGGATGCAGGAAAGATTGATGAATATCTCGCCGCACGGGCGGCAAATATGAAAACAGAGCAGACACCTATGTTCTATCAGCAGATTCTGCAGGAGACGATTGATCACTGTATTGCGGAATCCCGCAACGGTACGCCCGGCTACGCGGGCAGATTATTTGACGACGGCTATCCGTTCCATTAAGAAAGGAGAACTACGATGAACGTATCATTTTTTGGCAGACTGACAAAGGCTCCCGAAGTTAAGACGAACCAGACGGGGACGTCCTACACAGCATTTACGATTGCGACGCAGGTGCAGGCAAAGGGGCAGGACGGCAAGGCGAAGACGCTCTTTGTCGATGTGTCAGCGTTCGGCAAGCAGGGCGAAAATATCGTGAAATACTTCAGCAAGGGCAGCCGCATTGTGATCCACGGCGACATCTTCGATGCACGGGGATGGATCGGCAACAATGACAACCAGGCACACATCAGCATCAATGTCACGATGAACGGCTTTGATTTCGTGGACACGCAGGCAGAATCGGCAGCGCGTCAGCAGGGAGTGCCACAGGCGGCACAGCCTCCGCAGGCCGCTCCGCCTGCGCCCGCGCCTGCAGGCTATGCGCCGCAGATTCCGGCACCGATGCAGACGGGTTCAGCACCGTGGGCACCGCCGGCCTACGGCGCTCCGCAGCAGACACCAGTACCGATGCCGCCGCAGCAGGCACCGCAGAGCTACGCGGCGGCACCGTATTGATAAGCTATGGACATCAGTCTTAGACGATATCAGCAGCAACTTATTGATGATGTTGGCTATGAGTATTCAGAGGGACGGCGGCGTGTGTGCGCCGTCGCGCCCTGCGGTGCGGGCAAAACGATCATGACGGCATGGATGGCGCGCGGAACTGCACTCTCGGGGCGGCGCGCTGTTTTCATGGTGCATCGCCAGGAGCTCATTGAGCAGACATCAGCAACGTTCACAGCAATGGGCATCCGGCACGGACTAATTGCCGCAGGTGCGGCGAAGGAATATGACTTGCCCGTGCAGATTGCCTCGGTGCAGACGCTCATTCACCGTTTGCCCGAGGTGCAGCCGCCCGATCTTTTGATCTGCGACGAGTGCCATCATATCGTTGCCAATACCTACCGCAAGATCATCGATCAGTTTGCGTCCTCCTATGTTCTCGGTGTGACAGCGACACCGGAGCGGATCGGCGGGCAGGGGCTCGGTGAGATTTTCCAGTCGCTTGTGCTCGGACCAACCGCTGCAGAACTCATCGCGGCCGGCAATCTGACACCGTATGACTACTATGCACCGCCATCGAAGTTTGACCCTGCTGCAGCGCATGTGCGTTTTGGAGAGTACGTCAAGGGCGATCTCATCAATCAGATGGACGACGCGGATGTGATCGGCGACATCGTGGCGAATTACCAAAAACTCGCTGCAGGAAAGCGCGCGATCTGTTATTGCATCAACCGGGCGCACAGCGAACACGTTGCAGAATCCTTCCGTGCAGTGGGTATCCCTGCCGAACATATCGATGGGGAGACGCACAAGGCAGTGCGGGCGCGTACGATTGAGGATTTCCGTCTGGGTAAAATCCAGATCCTATGCAATGCTGAACTTCTCGGCGAGGGCTTCGATGTTCCGGCGATGGAGGCCGTTATTCTTGCACGGCCAACGGCATCACTCACGCTCTACATCCAGCAGAGCATGCGGCCACTGCGTCCGGATCCGACAAATCCAAATAAACGTGCCGTCATTATTGACCATGTTGGCAATGTATTTCGGCATGGTATGCCCGATGAGGATCGTGAATGGTCACTTGAGACCAGAAAAAAGAAACCGCGTGTGATGGCAATCAAGATATGTCGGGCCTGTTATACGGCGGTGCCGAGCACAGCGCGCACCTGCCCCTGCGGCCATGTATTCAGCGGCACGCAGGAGGAGCGCACGATTACCGAAAAAGAGGGCGCACTCACAAAGATTGAGGAGATCCGCCGGAAGAAACGGCGGCAAGAAGTCGGTGCCGCACGCAGCGTTGCCGATCTCACGGCAATCGCACTGCGCCGGGGATACTCGATGCGCTGGGTGACACGCATGGCAGATGTAAAACGACTGAGGGGATAACATGAATAAATCAGAGCATGATATACAGAATGAGATTCGCGTTGCGATCGGTGCCGAGCAGTCGGCCACGCTTTTCCGTGCGAATGTTGGAGAGGCATGGACGGGCAATAAGGTTGTGTGCTGCGATAATATGATTACGCTGTCTTGCGCGCGTCCCTTTTCGACAGGGCTTCCCATCGGCTTTCCCGACCTTTTCGGCTTTCGTACGGTCGAGGTGACGCCCGAGATGGTCGGCAAAAAGCTCGCGGTCTTTGCCTTCCTCGAGGTGAAAAAGCCCGGCGGCCGCACGAGCCGTGCGCAGGAAAAGATGCTCGCGTTCCTCCGTGCTGCGGGTGCGGTCGGCGGCGTGGCACGCTCTCCTGATGAGGCAATCAAGCTGCTGCGCCACCTATGAATCCGATCGGCTGAAACGAGGTGAGTGTCATTGACACGATAGAATTTTTCCGTGCACTCTATCCGGAGGATGCACAAGGACATACCTATCTCTGGACGCTGCCGGATAAGCGGACGCAAGTGTTCGCCGCCGCTGCGCACGCTGAGATGGCACAGGCGGCGCGAAAGACAGGGGATACAGGCAAGGATGTGTATTTCTCCGTTGGGCTGTCTGAGCGGCTGTTTCGGGCGCATGAGCGGGCAAAGAGTACGGATATTGTCGCCATCCCTGCGCTCTGGGTGGATATCGATATCGCAGGTGATGCTCATGCCGCGAAGTCCCTGCCGCCGGACTATGCGGCGGCGCGTGCGCTCCTGCCGGAGATGTTTGACCCGTCGATCGTTGTGGACAGCGGGCATGGGATTCATGCCTACTATGGATTTCGCGAACTCCTCGATACGCGCACCGATGCGGAGCAGAGTACGGCACAGGATCTGCTCCGGCGACTTCAGGGGGCTGTACGCGCTCGTGCGGAGGCAAAGGGCTGGCATGTGGACAGTACGCCCGATCTCTGCCGTGTCCTGCGCGTCCCTGGGACGCTGAACCGCAAGGGCGGCGGAGCGGTGCCCTGCGTGATTGCGGAGTATTCCGAGGGGCTGCGCTACAATGCAGAGGACTTTGACGTGCTGCCGCCCGTGGAGGCCACCTGCAAAACGGAGCGTACAGCGACGTTTGAGCGGCGGCCGACGGACGGCGATGCGCGGCTGATGATAGACAACTGCGCGTTTCTTCAACACTTTGCACAGCATTATCAATCACTGCCCGAACCGGTTTGGAAAGCCGCGTGCACGAATCTCATGCGCGGTGTCGGCGGCGAGGAGATCCTTCTGCCGCTCGTCAAGGAATGGCTCGGCACGAAGTTCGATGCAGATGATACGCGCAAAAAGCTCGCGCACTATCTGAACGAATGCACGCCGCAGACCTGCACGCACATTCAAACAGATCTCGGGTTTAAGGGATGCGTGGACTGTCCCGGCATCAAGTCGCCTTGTGCCTGGTCGCTCGGCAAGGTGCCGCAGGCCATCGCAAAGCTCCGACAAATCGCGCTGCCGAATGCAGAGAATACGCTGAATGAGGAGACGATCGGTGCACTTGCACTCGTCAAGAAGGAAAACGGTCTGGAATACGCACGCTTCAAGGAACGGTGCAAGGGGAATGTCAATCTGAACGATCTGCAGCGCGAGGTAAAACGTGCGCAGGCATCGCAGGCGGGGCTTTCGGTGGTCGAAGGCGGCGCACTCGAGGCAGGGCAAAGGCTTGGCGATATCACCACGCGCACCTTTGTGCCGGACACGCCGCTCGATCTTGCAATCCCCGCGAATTTCTCCTATGGCGCAGATGGCATCCATGAGGTGCGTATGACGGAGATGGGGCAGGTGCAGCGGCTCGCTGCAGGAACGCCCGTCATCATCTCAGAAAAGCAGTACAACGTCGATACACAGACGGAGAAAATACAAATCTCGTTCCGCTATTACGATCACTGGGTACATACGGTCTGCAAGCGGTCGGAGATTTTTTCTGCACGCGGCATCATTGCGCTCACAGATCGCGGACTGAATACATCGAGTGAGTCGGCAAAGTATCTGGTGAAATATCTCCAAGTCCTTGAGGCGGCGAATCCGAATATTCCGCTCGTTCATGCCGTCTCCAAGATCGGCTGGCGGCCGTACGGGCTGAGTGAGTTTGTGATCCCATCATCGAGCAAGTACCGCGTCGACATGGATGACGACGGCGAGCTCTCCGCTGCGTTTACGCAGCGTGGGACACTCGAAGAGTGGCAGGAGGCGGCGCAGGAGATACGCAAACACACTTTTGCGCGCTTTGTCCTTGCGGCATCGTTCGCGACGCCACTATTGCACATCTGCAAGAACCGCAATTTTATGATTTATTTCTGGGGCACATCGGGCGGCGGAAAGACGGCGGCGCAGCGTTTTGCGCTCACGGTCTGGGGCAATCCGACGCGGCTGATGAAGTCGTTCTACGGAACGACCAACGGCCTGGAGCGTGCTGCCGAGTACAGCAATGACTTCCCGCTCGTCATCAATGAGCGGCAGGTCATGATGGGAAACAACAAGCAGGAAGCATTGGAGAGTCTCGTCTATATGCTCGAGGGCGGTCATGGCAAGGTGCGTGCGAGTAAGTCCGGCATCCGAAAGACGGCGACGTGGCGCACGATCGCAATGGCGTCGGGGGAAGAACCATTGTCGAAGGAGTCGAGCATTCAGGGCGTCAAGACACGTCTTATTGAGCTGAACACCTATCCGGTGCTGCCGGAGGAAACGGCGAAGCTGGTCTATACCATCGACGAGGAGCAGCACGGGACGGCGGGCAGGGCGTTCATCGAGCGTCTCCTCCAGGATGCGGGGACGGAGTACGCGGAGATTCTGGCGGCGCGGCAGGCACTCATCAATCGCCTGCGCGTGGAGTGTCCCGATCATTTCGAGCCGCATATCGACAACGTGGCGACGGTCGCCATCGCGGATATGCTGGCGAGTATGTGGCTGTTCGGCGAGTCGTCCGAGGCGGCGCAGCAGGGCGCCTATGATATGGCAATTGCCATTATGGGCGAACAGGCAACCAAGCAGGAGATCTCCGATACGCGGCGTGCGTGGGATTTTGTGGATGAGTGGATTGTCAGTAACTGGCAGCATTTCAGCAACGACAATGGATACGACTCACGTGCCAAGCTATCACCGGAATACGGGTTCATCCGCAGTGGATATGTCAATCTGTTCCCGATGTATCTGCGTGCGGCACTCGATGATGCGGGCTTTTCGTCGAATAAGTTTCTCAAGGAGTTTGTTAAAAGCGGGCTGATCTGTTCGACACCGGAAAAGGGCAAACGCCGATTCACGAAGCGGGTCAGTTATGGAGGTGCAAAGATCCATGTGATACAAATTCCACAAACCGTTGAACAGCCGCTATAGGTTTACGGGAACTATGGGAACTTTGCGGGAACCGCCGTGGGAACCGAAAAAATCCAGTAATTTCAAGGGGTTAGGTCATATATATAAGAGAGTTCCCTTAGTTCCCTCATATTATATATATACTATGTAACCACCCTTACCATGATATATAGGGTATAGGGGGGTATAAAAAGTTTATATATATATGTCAAAATCCGCGGGAACTTTGGGAACCTTTACCCCTAAACCCTTGTGGCTCTAAGGAAAGTGCGGTACCCGCAAGCCTAAAAAATCGCGGGTACCGTGAGGGTACCGCACTTTTTCGCGGGAACACTTTCAGATTCGGAGGTGATTTTATGGGTTATTTCGAACATGTGCAACGAAAAACAGAGAGTGCGCCGCCAAAATCTTCTGAGGCAAGTCCGTATATGTCCATGATCGAACGCATTGAGCAGCGTGCCTATGCGATGCTGAGCCCTGAGGAGCAGGCAGCGAGCTCCTATGCGAGTGTGGATCCGTTCGCAGATATTTCGCCGACGGACTCGGAACTCTGGATTATCGTACTCAGCAAGGCGCGTGAGATCGACAAAGAGTTTTATGCGCGGCTCTATTACATGCGAGGCGGTGGAACGCAGCTGGTGCGAAATGACCGCTGGGGCTATGTGCTGCGGCCGATCATTACAGGCGATAATGCGACGGGCTGGCTGAACTGGGAGCAGTACCAGGAGGAAAAGCACTGTCTTGACGGCTATGTGCAGCAACTTGTCAGTCTCCTGCGTATGGTTGCGTATGATGGTGCTGTATAAGTGCAACGCCGGAAGGAGAATAGAAATGGCAGATACAAAATATCCGCAGAGTCCGGAACGGAATGAGTACAGGTACATCGATTTTGCCTGGCTGGATGAGATTGCCGAGGGGTTGACCGCAGGTGCAGAAAAACATCCGGGCGAAACGTGGCGCAGTATCCCTGCAGAGGAGCACGCTGCACGGGCGTTGCGCCATCTATTGATGTGGCTCGCAGGTGATCGGAGTGACAGTCATATCATCAACGCGAGTATGCGCTGCATGATGGCGCGAACGATGGAGCGCGAGGAGTCCACGAAAACAGGAGGAGCAGAATGACAGCAAAAGAATATCTGAGACGTATCCGCGATGCTGAGAGTGATCTGCGGAGCGCAGAGCTGGATTACCAGCGTGCAAGAGACGATGTGATAAATCTCAAGGCAATCGAGTACGACAAGGACAGGGTCAGCAACTCGCACATCGGCGATCTCTCAGATGCGATCGCCGCATTGGAGCAATATGCCGAAGATGTCAACGCACAGTGGGATCGCATGATTGCCTTGCGGAAAGCTGCAAAGGTGTTGATTGATCGCGTACCGGATGGGCGCTATCGTGCGATATTGCTGGGAAGATATCTCTACGGACAATCATGGGAACAGGTGGCTGTCGGTCTCGGGTATACCTATCGGCATGTGCTGTGGATGCACGGCAAAGCATTGCAGAGTTTTGCTGTCTTCGGAAAGTTCTCATAGAATCTCACATACGACCTGTGCTATAGTATAGGCTGAGAAAAGAGAAGATGCTGCGGCGGATTCTCGGAGGGCACAGCTGAGGCGGTGCCCTTTTTGTATGTGATGAAAACGGTAAGAAGGGAGGTGGTGCAGATGCCGAGAAAGCCGAAACGACCATGCCGCATGTCGGGCTGTCCGAATCTCACAGACCGAAAAAGCGGCTATTGTGACGTTCATGAGAAGCCGATGCAGCGGCATTATGACCACTTCACACGCGGGTACGATCAGCACGAAAGATATGGCAGCGCGTGGCGCAGGATTCGCGATCGGCACATAGCACTCCATCCGCTCTGCGAGCGGTGCAAGGAGCAGGGCAGATACGTTCGCGCGACACTCGTGCATCACATCAAAGAGATTGCTGACGGCGGCACGCATGATGCAGATAATCTGATGTCGCTCTGCGCGTCTTGTCATGAGCGGATTCACCGGCGCAGCACAGGCGACCGCTAGACCCCCTAGGGGGTGGTACAATCTCTAAAATGGCGTCGCTATGCGACCGGTGCTGGGGTCTACGTAAAAAAACGTCAATTCAAACGGAGTATTAAAAAATGGGGTGAGAAGATGGCGCGGGACGGTACAAACCGTGGCGGCAGACGCCCCCGCGCCGGAAAAAAGCCAAAGGTGCTGGCAGATAAGATTGCGGGGGGACAGACAGCAAGTATTTTGGAGTTTCCGGGCGTGGTGCTCAGCGGTGCGGATTTGAGGGGGGCAACAGATCTCTGCGGTGCCGATATGCCGAGTCCGAGCGGGTATCTGTCCGCGCAGCAGCAGGATGGAAAGGCACTCGGTGCCGATGAGATTTTTCGCGAAACGTGGCTGTGGCTGAAGGAGCGCGACTGTGAGCAGCTTGTCAATCCCCGCCTGATCGAAAGCTATGCGCAGGCGTTTGCCCGCTATATCCAGTGTGAGGAGGCAGTGAGTCAATACGGTCTGCTCGGAAAGCATCCGACCACGGGCAAGGCCTGTGCAAGTCCATTTGTGCAGATGGCGCTTTCGTTCCAGAAGCAGTCCAATATGCTCTGGTACGAGATTTTTGATATTGTGAAGCAGAACAGCACCACGACTTTCAACGGCTTGCCGCAGGAAGACCCGATGGAGAGACTGTTGCGGACGCGCGCACAGAAGTAGGGAGGTGATTGCTTGCGGAAACTCGTGGACTACAAGCCGACAAAATTTATGGCAGAGGATTCGCATTACGACAAAGCCGCTGCGGACTACGCCGTGGGCTTCATCGAGTGTCTGTGCCATACGAAGGGGACGTGGGCGGGAAAACCCTTTGATCTGATTGACTGGCAGGAGCGCATCATCCGCGACCTGTTCGGTATTCTGAAGCCGAACGGCTACCGGCAGTTCAATACGGCATATGTGGAGATTCCCAAGAAGCAAGGGAAATCAGAGCTTGCTGCGGCAATGGCGCTGCTCCTCTGCTGCGGGGACGGTGAGGAACGTGCGGAGGTGTATGGCTGTGCTGCCGATCGGCAGCAGGCAAGCATTGTCTTCGAGGTCGCTGCCGATATGGTGCGGATGTGCCCCGCGCTCAGCAAGCGCGTGAAGCTCCTCGCCTCCCAGAAGCGGATGATCTATCTTCCAACGAACAGCTTCTATCAGGTGCTTTCGGCCGAAGCCTACTCGAAGCACGGCTTCAATATCCACGGCGTTGTGTTTGACGAGCTGCACACGCAGCCGAACCGCAAACTCTTCGACGTTATGACGAAGGGCTCGGGCGATGCGCGTATGCAGCCTCTGTACTTCCTCATTACAACAGCGGGGACGGATACGCAGTCGATCTGCTACGAGACGCACCAGAAAGCGAAGGACATTCTGGAGGGGCGCAAGGCCGACCCGACCTTCTATCCCGTGATTTACGGGGCTGAAGTCGATGAGGACTGGACGGATCCTGCGGTGTGGAGAAAAGCCAATCCTTCGCTCGGGATTACAGTTGGTATGGATAAGGTACAGGCGGCCTGTACTTCTGCGATGCAGAATCCTACTGAGGAAAACAGCTTCCGCCAACTTCGTCTGAATCAGTGGGTCAAGCAGTCCGTGCGCTGGATGCCGATGGACAAATGGGATGCGTGTGCCGCTCCTGTGGATGCGGAAGCGTTGGAAGGGCGCCTGTGCTACGGCGGGCTCGACCTTTCGTCCACGATGGACATCACGGCATTCGTTCTGGTGTTCCCGCCAATGGAGGAGGATGAGCCGTTTGCCGTGCTACCGTACTTCTGGATTCCGGAGGAGAATATCGACCTGCGTGTGCGTCGCGACCACGTTCCGTACGACGCGTGGCAGAGGCAGGGATACCTCATGACCACTGAAGGGAATGTCGTGCATTACGGATTTATCGAGGCATTCATTGAGGAACAGGGCACGAAATACAACATCCGCGAGATTGCCTTCGACCGATGGGGCGCGGTGCAGATGGTGCAGAATCTTGAGGGGATGGGGTTCACTGTTGTCCCATTCGGGCAGGGCTTCAAAGATATGAGTCCGCCGACCAAGGAGCTGATGAAGTTGACTCTAGAAAAGAAAATAGCGCACGGCGGGCATCCCGTCATGCGCTGGATGGCAGATAATATCTTCATCCGCACCGATCCTGCGGGGAACATCAAGGCGGACAAGGAGAAGTCCACAGAGAAGATTGACGGCGTGATTGCACTCATCATGGCGCTCGACCGTGCGATTCGGTGTGGGAATGATCCTGCGGTATCCGTCTATGATATGCGGGGCGTGTTGGTGTTCTGAACAGGAGGTGATGCACATGAATTTTTTCAGCAGACTTTTTCGATCCCGGGACAAGCCTACGAATCTTCTCGGTGGCCTAGTCTTTTTGTTTGGACCGACGGCGGCGGGAAAGGTGGTCAACGAGAGGACTGCGATGCAGACGACAGCAGTCTACGCCTGTGTGCGCATCCTCGCGGAATCCATCGCGGGACTGCCACTTCATGTCTACGCATACAAAGGGCAGGGAAAAGAGCGCATGCCGGCGCATCCGCTGTACTTCCTGCTCCACGATGCGCCAAACCCCGAGATGACAAGTTTCGTATTCCGCGAGACGCTGATGACGCATCTTCTTCTCTGGGGGAATGCCTACGCACAGATCCTGCGCGACGGCATGGGGCGGGTGATCGGACTCTACCCGCTGCTGCCGGATCGGATGGATGTCGGCCGAGACAGTAAAACGGGCGAGCTGTATTATCTCTACACAAGGAGTACGGAGGAAAATCCGAATTTCAAAGCGGCGGGTCAGATTCGTCTGCGGCGTGAGGATGTGCTGCATATTCCGGGGCTTGGATTTGACGGTCTGGTCGGCTACTCGCCGATCGCGATGGCAAAGACGGCCATTGGTATTGCCATCGCGACGGAAGAGTATGGGGCGACGTTCTTTCAAAACGGTGCGCGGCCTGCGGGCGTACTCGAGCATCCGGGGGTGGTGAAAGATCCGGAAAAACTGAGAGAAAGCTGGCATTCGGTTTATGGTGGCACGAAGAACGTAGGAAAGATTGCGCTCCTCGAGGAGGGCGTGAAGTATCAGCAGATTGCCATTCCGCCCGAGGAGGCGCAGTTTCTACAGACACGAAAGTTCCAGATCGACGAGATTGCACGGCTCTATCGTGTGCCGCCGCATATGGTCGGGGATTTGGAGAAATCCTCGTTTTCCAATATCGAGCAGCAGTCGCTTGAGTTCGTGAAGTACACGCTGAATCCGTGGGTCGTGCGTTGGGAGCAGTCGCTTCAAAAGGCGTTGCTGACGGAGAAGGAGCGGAAGGACTACTTCATCCGCTTCAACGTGGACGGTCTTCTGCGCGGGGACTACAAGAGCCGCATGGAGGGATATGCCATCGGGCGGCAGAACGGGTGGCTCTCTGCGAACGACATCCGTAGCATTGAGGACATGAATCCTATCAATGCAGACGAGGGTGGCGATCTCTATCTCATCAACGGGAACATGACAAAACTGAGGGACGCAGGACTGTTCGCCAACAAGAAAGGAGAGGGCGATGAAACGTAAATTTTGGAACTGGGTACGGAATGAAGGGGAGGGGAGGACGCTCCTGCTCGATGGTGTGATTTCGGATGAGACGTGGTGGGGCGATGAGGTAACGCCTCAGATGTTCCGCTCGGAGCTGAACGTCTCCGAGGGCGATATTACCCTCTGGATCAACTCGCCCGGCGGCGACTGCTATGCGGCGGCGCAGATCTACAATATGCTCCGGGAGTACCCCGGCACGGTCGCAGTCAAGGTTGATGGAATCGCCGCCTCTGCCGCATCCGTTGTTGCGATGGCAGGATCGACCGTTGAGATTTCTCCTGTGGGCATGCTGATGATCCACAACCCCGCGACGATCTCCATCGGCGACACACACGAGATGGAGCGGACGATCACGTTCCTCTCCGAAATCAAGGAGAGCATCATCAACGCCTATGAACTCAAGACAGGGCTATCCCGCGCGAAGATTTCGCGTCTCATGGATGCCGAGACGTGGATGAACGCAAAGAAGGCTGTGGAGCTTGGATTTGCGGATTCTGTTCTCTACGAGCATAGGGAACATTCCGCAGACGATGTGGCAGATGCGCTGATCTTCTCCCGCGCCGCTGTTACGAACTCCCTGCTTTCCAAGATCGGGCGGGGGAAGACGAGGAATCATGTCGATGCGGAGCCGCTGAAAAGGCGGCTCTTTTCTATGGCACATTGAAGGAGGACTATTTATGGACAAGGTTTTGGCAATGCGCGAGAAGCGCGCCGCTCTCTGGGAGAACGCAAAGACTTTTCTGGAGGAGCATACGCATGACGGCCGCCTCTCGGCCGAGGATGCGAAGGCGTATGAGCAGATGGAGCAGGAGGTGCTGGCACTCGGCAAGGATATCGAGCGCATGGAACGTCAGGCGATTCTCGACGCGCAGCTTTCGCAGCCGACGACGACGCCGATCACGAACACGCCGAAAAGAAGTGTCGGTGCAGAAAAAACAGGCAGGGCAAGCGATGCGTATCGTGAGGCGATGCTCCGCGCCCTCCGTTCGAAATTCCAGCGGGTTGACAATGAGCTCATCGAGGGAACGGATGCAAGCGGCGGCTATCTCGTGCCGGAGGAGTATGACCACCGTCTGATCGATGTGCTGCATGAGGAGAATGTGCTGCGCCCGCTTGCGACGACGATCACGACGAGCGGCGAGCACAAGATCAACATCACGGCGACGAAGCCCGCTGCGGCGTGGATTGATGAGGGGGCGGCGCTGACCTTCGGGGATGCGACGTTTGCTCAGATGATCCTCGATGCGCACAAGCTCCACGTCGCGGTCAAGGTGTCGGAGGAGCTGCTGTATGACAATGCGTTCAACCTCGAGCACTATCTGATCACCGAGTTCGGCAAGGCGCTCGGCGACAAGGAGGAGGAGGCGTTCCTGCTCGGCGATGGGGCTCACAAGCCGACGGGGCTTTTGGGGGCGGCGCACGCACTCGAGACGGAGGAAGCGAAGCTCAAGGCAGATGAGCTGATTTCGCTGGTCTACGCACTGAAGCGTCCCTACCGCAAGAATGCAGCATTCATCGCAAACGATCAGACACTTGCGGCGATCCGTAAGCTGAAGGATGCAAACGGCGTCTATCTCTGGCAGCCGTCGTATCAGATGGGCGAGCCTGACCGTATTTTCGGCTATCCCGTCTATACGACGCCCTATATGCCGACTGTGGAGGCGGGCAAGATTGTTCTGGCGTTCGGGGATTATTCCTACTACAACATCGGGGATCGCGGCGTGCGCTCGATGCAGGTTCTCAAGGAGCTCTTTGCAGAACACGGTATGGTCGGCTTTGTCATGAAGGAGCGCGTGGACGGCAAGCTGGTGCAGAAGGAAGCCGTGCAGGTGCTGAAGATCAAGGCGTAAGCTGCGGCGACAGAGGGGAGGTGGTTCTATGCTTGTGCCGCTTGAGGAGGTCAAGCAGTACCTTCGCATTGATGGAAACGACGAGGATTTGCTTCTTTCGAGTTTTGCAGAGACGGTGGAGCAGCTTTGTACGGCGCTCCTGCGCGTAAAGGATCTGTCGGAGGTGGAGGATAGTGCTGTCGTACGGATTGCGATTCTCTACGCAGTATCCTATCTCTACGAACACAGGGAGGAAGCCGACCACAGGGGGCTTGCGCTGACGCTGCGTGCGTTACTTTTTGGCGTTCGAAGGGAGGTCTTTTAAGTGCGAGTGTCCATGAGTGAACTGCGTCATCGGATTACACTCTTGCGCCCTGTCATGGATGCGGATGATGAGGGGAATATCCTCTCCTCGTCTGTGCATGAGATTGCAAAGGCATGGGCACTCGTTCTGCCGTTTGCGGCAAAAATCTCCGACGGATATGCGGAGAAGGTGCAGGAGGTGGACTACCGCATCGTTATCCGTTATCGAACGGATGCGCGCGTGACTGACATCGTAGTGTGGAATGGGAAGCGGCTCACGCTCATCGCACCGCCCTATCCGCTCGGAGGGAAGAAACGGTGGCTTGTTCTGGAATGCAGGGAGTTGGTGGAGGATGGCTAGATATAGAGGTTTCGTCTCTGCCGAGAAAATCCTCTCGGAACTCGGCGCGGAGGCGACGGCTGCGGCAAAGGAAGCTCTTGCACACGGCGCGGACGATGTGGTCGCGGAGGCGAAGAACCGCTGTCCCGTCTATACGGGAACAGATAAGCGCGTGGTGAAAGGTGCACTGCGTGACTCCATCCATAAGCGGCTGCGCAGGAAGGACGGCTCTGTTTGGAGGATTGCTGCAGATGCAGAATCCAGTGACGGAGTATTTTACGGCGTGCTCGTTGAGTTCAGCCCACGTATCAATCGTCCGTTTCTCTATCCCGCACTCGATGCCAAGGAGGACGGTATCCGTTCTGCCATCGTCGATGCCGTGCGGTCTGCCATTCGGAGGCGGGGGAAATGAGCACGGCACGGATGGTGTATCAGGCACTTGTACGCTCAAAGGAGTTGACACAGCTTCTTGCACACGGGAAGAAGAGCATCTATCACGGGCACAGTCCCAATGCAGGGACGTATCCCGTTCTCGTTTACTCCGTTATTTCGGATGTTCCTGCGCTCTCGGCAGACGGCACGGAACTGGAACGCCGAATCACGGTACGTATCCACATCCTGACAAAGGACGGACGCTTTCGGGCGATTCATCGGGCCGTGCAGAACACACTTTTGCCGCTTGGTTTTGTACGCGCGCAGACGCAGGAACTTGTCGAAAAGGATATATTCGTGGAAATCACAGACTATAAAACAGCAGTGGAGGGAGAATAATATGCCAAGTCCAACACCAACAGCAAAGCCCGCCGGGAATCTTACGAGCGGGCAGTTCATCAACATCCAGAAACTTCATATCGCAAAAATGCTCACCGATCCGGCAGGAGGGGTAGCGACCTACGAGGCTCCGATTCCGCTTGGAAAACTTCTCCGCAAGGTGGACATCAAGCCGCAGACGAATCAGGCGGAGCTTTTTGCCGACGGTCAGTCCGTGGATACGGCATCCAATACCGCATCCTATGACCTTACCTTCGATACTGCCGCGCTTCCTTTGGAATACACAGCCTATCTTTTGGGACACAGTATCGAGAACGGCGTAATGAAGGCGGGCAAGGACGATGTCGCTCCGTACTTCGCCGTGCTCTTTCAGTCGGATAAGCGCAACGGCAAGAAGAGATACACCAAATTCTACAAAGTCCAATTCCTCGAACCCTCCGAGAGCGGCAACTCGAAGCAGGAGAGCATTCAGTTCGACACACCGACGCTGACGGCAAAGGCGATCTACCGTCTTTCCGATGGGCTATCCTATGCCAAGGCAGATGAGGAGGCGGCGGGCTTTGCCGCAGAGACAGGGACGAAGTGGTATGAGCAGGTCTGAGGGAGGACATGATGGAAACACCGATACTGCATATTGCAGGCAGGGAGATCACGCCGAATCCTCCGAAGATGAAGGTCTGGCGTGAGTTCCTTGCCTTTTTTGATGCCGACAAACAGGACATGAATCTTGAGGACTTCTTGGATGCGCACGTCCGACTGATCGTTCTCGGTTTCGGACGAGAGGAAGTGACGAAAGAATCCGTGGAGGAAAATGTCGATGTGGCGGACATTGTTCCGCTCACACGCGCACTCTTTCGATGGATTCAGTCGCTGACGTTTTCCAAACTGGTGAACCTCCCAAACGGGGAGGCGGGGAAAGAGGCGTAGTTCTTTCCCTGTACCAGAATTTACTGCGCTATTACGAGCGGCTGCAGTCGACTTACGGGTGGACGATGCACGAGGTTGATTCGCATGAAATTGCATTTCTGCTCGATCAGCTTGTGGTAACGGCACTGTGCGAACAGCAGCAATGTGAACGCTATATTGACGACGTGATGTAGGGAGGGGATAGGGTGGCAAAGCGCGGACAAAAGATTGATGAACTCTATCTCGACATCGGTCTCAACATCGCACAGCTGCAGCTGGATTTCGACACGGCGGGCAAGACCGTCTCAGATTCCATCGCACGGCTCAACAGCAAGGCGAATAATATCCATCTGAAACTGGACGCTGACCTTGCCAAGCTCGACGGTGTGGGGACGGAACTCGACAAGATCAAGGTGCGCCATCAGGCGATTAACCGAGAACTCGACATTCAGCGGCAGAAGGAACAGATTCTTGCCGCTGTTCTCCAATCCGCAAAGAAAAACGATGGTGTGGACAGCGCGTCTTATCGGCGTGCTGAAAGCAACCTGTTACGTCAGCAGAGAACCGTCGCACAGACCGAAGCAGAGGTGCGAAAGCTGAATAACCGCCTAAAAGAAAGTGCGGTTCTCTCCGGCACGCTCGGTGGGTGCATCTCCGCAGGGATGACGGCAGCACAGGCAGGTGTCAAGAATCTCACGAGCGGATTCAACGTCCTCTCGGCAAAGATGGCCGCAGTTATGGCTGTTGCGGCAACAGGTGCAGGACTATTCAACATCACCAAGGACGCGATGCTTGCGGGCGAGAATGTCTACAAGCTGACGCAGCGGCTTCACGTCTCTGCGAGTGAGGCGGCGACGCTCAATCGGGTGTTTCAGCTTGCGGATACGGACATCAAGAGCATTATTCCGCTGATTGCACGTCTGGACAAGCAGGTATCCGTTGCGGGAGAGAACGGGAATGATACAACACGCGCCCTCTCGCGCTTCGGCATTGCACTCAAAGACCAACAGGGAAATCTCCTGCCGCTGAACGAGCAGCTGGCACAGCTTGCCAAGGGATACAAGACCGCAAGCGAAGCGGGGATGGAGGAGGCGTATACCGCAGAAGTCCTCGGAGCACGCGGGGCGGCGCTTATCCCCATTCTCGAACAGTATGACGATCTGATGACCATTTCCTCGCGTGTCAAGACAACGGGGCTGCTCGACCCTAAACAGGCGCACGAAACCTATCTCAAATGGCGTGCGATGGAGATGGAAGCGGGGCAACTGAAACTTGCGCTTGGTGCAGCTCTCCTTCCTGTCGCCGAGGAACTCATGCCCGAGATCAATGACGGCTTTGAATCTCTGGTTGAAATGATCCGCGACAACAAGGATGAGATCAAGGATGCCGTCCTCGGATGGGGCGAGGCACTCAAGACTGTCGCAGAATTGGCGGGCTTTGTTGGCGAGCAGATTCATAAGGTCAATGAACACGCCGAGGCGAACAACTGGCTCGTGAAGAATCATCCTGTGGCTGCGTCGCTTATCCCGATTCCGTTCGTCGGCGGGGCGGTTCTCGACGCGCTCTATGGGGACGAATACAAGCAGTATCAGGAGGACGTGAGACTCGCCAAGGAGAAGGCAGCGGCAGAGGAGAGCGCTCGTGCTGAAGCGGAGAAGAATGCCAAGGCGCAGGAGCAGAATGCCAAAGCTGCGAAAATCCGTGCAGCGGCTGAGAAAGACGCTGCAAAGACGGTCAGCGAGTCCGCAAAGGCGACCGCGCAGCTGACGGACAATCTGTATGCACTGACGCATACGGATATTCAGAACAGCCTGCACGCTTTGGATCGTGAATCCTTCGAGTTTTTCCAGAAGGGCGCAGACCCGCATCTTATCGACGAATACCGCTTGGCAAAGGAAGCAAAGATTTATTCCGACTTTCAGCGGGACGTTGTGGACAAGGCGAATGCGCTCTACAAGACCGACTTGCAGAACAAGCTGGACGCCATCGCACGCGAAGCCGACGCCTTCCATCAGAAGGGCTTGGACGAGGTGCAGACACAGGCGTGGCTCAGTGAGAGCAAGGCGCGTGTGATGGAGCAATGGGAGCGTGACGTTGCATCCAATATTGACTCCATCTGGAAAACCGAGCTTCAAAACCGCCTTGCGGAGATTGAGCGCGAGAAGGCTGCGTGGGTACAGAAAGGTCTGGATGAGGTCGAAGCGACGCGCTGGGCGGAGAAGGAAAAGCTCGATGCCAAGCGTAATGCCGCTCTGGAGGTTCTGCGCTCCCAGAAAGAGGAACTGCAGGTGTTCAAGAAGTCCGGGCAGGTCGGGCTGATGGAATACCTTCGCAAGAAGAATAAGTTCACAGCAGAGGATCTGGGGCTGACACCGGAGCTTCTCCAACAGTTCCAGTCCGGGCGCAAATGGGCGATGGAAAATCTCCTGCCGAATTTCCGCTCCGAGCAGCGTGAGGACAGTTCCCGCATCCGTGTCAACGGGCAGGAGTTCTCATACTCGGAAATGATGGCAGGATTGGGGCAACAAGCGCAGAGCATTCAAACTGCGGGGCAGGTGGCAAATGCTTCACCGGGAGGTGCTCAGTCCGCACCCCCCGTGACAGACAACCGCCAGATTCACATACAGGTGCAAATCGAGAACGCTGTGACTGAGGACAATGAGGGAATGCGGATGCTCGCTGACCACGTTGCCGACCGCATTCGTCCTGCCGTCGAAAACGCGCTTGGAGGTGATTCCAATTCATATTCAAATTGGTGAGGTGCGAACGCTCTCCGTTGAAAACTGGCAGATCGTCCCAGACGACCGTCAGCAGCTTTTGGAGATTGTCGGCGGTGCTGTGGTGCAGGATTTCGGACACATCACGGAGGGCGACCGTATTTCCTGCTCCGTTATTGTAACGGCTCGTGACTGGGAGAAGATCAAGAGCTATTGGGACAGCCGCACAATGGTGTCCGTGACCGATGAGGGCGGGAACATCCTGTCCTCTATGCGTGTTGTGGTGAAATCCTACGAGTATATGGCGCATTTCCCGGAGGTCTATAAGATTTCACTGGAATTTTGGAGGGTGTGAAAATGGCTGAGAAGCTGCATATCTATACGAATAATCCAACCGAGGGCAGCAAAGACGGGACGGAGGTCAGCTCAGGCACGGAACTTGCGCCCATATCCGTTCTGCTCGATGCGGGCAAAGGCGAGCAGAAAGCCGTCAAGTGCGCCGTGCGCTGCGAGAGCGGCTTCCATATCGACGGAACACTTACGGTCAAGTTCGTCGGCGATCATGCGAATAAGTGGAAAGCCGCGACGGATAACAAATACACTGCCGAAACGGCATTGGAGTCTGCCGAGTGGAAGGATGTTATTTCGCTACAGAACGTACGGGACACGAATACCGTATTCTGGGTAAAGGCGATCAGCACTGCAGATGAACAGCCGCAAAATGATACGAGCGTGGATATTCAGGCAGAGGGGCTTCTCGTGTCCGGCTAAGGAGGTTCGTATGGCGTTCAAATACATCAATCCGGGCTATGCGGAGCTGCTCTCGGTTCGTGGAGGCACGACGGTAACAGGGGAGCAGTATAGCAAAACAGGCATATCCTTCTGGCAGCCAACCAGTGACAAAGGGCTGACGATTTCAGAATTCCCTGCAGAGCTTTACGGGAAACTGGATTTTTATTTCAAAGCACCGGAGAATGCAGACCGTGCCAAACTTACCCTCGCAATTGGAGGCTACATCATCGTTAGCGCGGAAACGTCCTGGAGCAGGTGGCGCGTGAAGGGGAATAACAATAACGATACCATTGCCACTTCCGACAGCATTCGCGTAAATGCAGTCAATACCTTGTGGTTCCACATCAAACCGGGGCAGAATAATGACGGTATCTTTCGGGCACTCCTGAACGAACGAGAGGTTTGCAACAAGCAGGACTGCTCTTTTTGGTACGCCTACAGTTCCAGTGAAAAGACCATAACGATTTACAGTAGAACCGAGGATATCCTCATCTCGAATCTCATCCTCTCGGATGAGGAGATCAGCCCACGGGAACAGGTCATTATGCTGCCCGTCCAAGCGACGCAGACAAATATGACCGACTGCGGTGATGGAAGCTATGAGGCGACGGCTGCGAATCAGGAGATTCTACAATCTGTCGATGTTGCCGCCCTATCCGTGCAGTATGGCGCGGATTCGCGTGTGACGGGGATTTCCCTCATCGGGAATCCTGCCTATCGCACGGCAGAAGGGTTGTGTGCTTTGACGGCTCTTGAAAAGAGCGGCGGGAATATCACGGAATACGGAAGGCACATTGTAGAGCAGAATCCGACTTCCGTTGTCATGGACGCACGATCCGTCTCCATGACGATTGCAGAACTCACGGGGCGGCAGTTCGGATGGAGAGCGGGGACATGAGCATCAAGCTGAAACCGAGCATTTGCATCTCGTGGCTGCCGATGGGGTGTGTTCCCCTCAAACCAGTCATATACGCCACGGTGATTCCCGTATTTCGTCAATCGGTCAAGGTCAGTGGAGATACGTCGCGTAAAGTCACTTCATCTTGCGTTGTTTATGCGGATACTCTGCGTGGCATTCGGATTGTAAAGAAAATCACGGTAATTGGCGACACACAGCGCCGCATCGGGCATCGTGCCAGTGTTGCGGCAGATACAAAGCGAACTCTTGTCAAGCAGTCGCGCATCGTTGCAGATACGAGAATTGAGATTCCTCATACACTGACCTATGCGGAGTTTAAGGAGCGGGGAATTTGCGCCTTCTCTGTGACACTTGGTGAACTTACACTCTCAGATACCGTCCAACTCGAAACCGTACATCCGCTCTCCATCGGCGACAGCGTTCAGGGGCGTGTACTGGATTATGCCTTCCGATTTCTCGTCGAGGAAACGAGTCAGCGCGGTATCGTGCAGTCTGTCAAGGGGACGTACAGTAAGGACACCCTCCTCTATACGCCCATCCATATCTATGTGGAGCGGGCAAAGGTGTCGCGCTATGCGGCGGAAATTGCATCGGCACTCGGGCTTCGGCTTCATCGTCTGACCGATGATTTCACACCGTCGCAGAACTTCGAGGGGAGTGGAATGACGTATCATGACTTCATCTCCGCGCTCTTTGGCTGGACAGCGAAACTCCTGCAGCGGCAGATCAACGTGTTCTTTCGGGGAGATACGCTCCATATCATTCAGCGCGGTATGGAGGAATCCGTGGTCGATATTACGAACTGGCCGCACGCGCAGCCGACCATCGAGAGGAAACTCCTGCGCTCCGTCTGGCACAGCGCGAACAACGATCATGAAAGTGGAGCGCACAACGAGGAGGACACCGTGCCTGTTCCCTTCACGGGAACGATTTCGTTCAAAGAGATCAGCCGCACTTACTCCAACGGTTTTCTCGTGCGCGAGACGAATGAGAACGGCTACAGCACTTATTCCTATGACGGGGAGTATCTTGCCGAAAAACGCACGCATAATGTGGACGGCTCGACAAGCCGCACGGATTACGCCTACGCCTCCACAGGTCGCGACGTTTACCTCTTCAAGGAATGGGAGCGTACAACAGAACCAGTCAATGACGGAAAGAAGCACACAGAATATGACTGGGAAGATTGGAGCAAAGAGAAGGGCACGGAGCGCATCACCTACCATGCGCCGCTCGGCTATGGATGGTATGCGACCACCGTCTATGTGGACGGCGTATTGGAGGGCAGCAGCTTGTCGCAGGGAAAGCCCGGCGGTAAGGCGAGTCAGTTCACCGTCGAGCAGTCGAATCTCAGCCTTGGCGCAAGTTACGCGAGCGATGATTCATTGCCGTATTCCTCGCTCATCGACACAGAATTTCCCGTTGTGGGCACGGAGTATTTACGGGCACTGACGCGGGAAATCGAATGGCTCAATCGCAAAACACAGGAGACAGTCACGGTGGAGATTCGCGCACGGATTCGTAGCGGCGTTCCTGACATTGACCACATCGTCGATTTCACCGAGCGCATCCGCTTCGAGGGGCATGAGTATTTCTTGCAGTCGAACACGGTGGAACTCACGCCGCGCCTTCTGCGGCAGACGATCAAGATGGTGAGGTGGTACGGATGAACGGCGTTATGGGGCTTGCGGCAGCAATCCGAGCAGGACTGCGTAATGGACAATCTCAGGAATCTCGCGCCCAGCGTGGTATCATCCGTAACGGACGTGTTCATATCGGCGAGCGCTCCTATCCATTTCGTGCGGTAGTGGACTGCAATACGTCAGACGGCAGTCTAGTGTGGGTACAGATTTCAAAGGGTGGTACCGCCGTTATCGTGGGAGCTTGATGTATATGCACAGGGCGATAGTGAAAGCCGTGCGCGGCAATAAAGTCCTTACCGATGGCGTGTGGCTCACCTGCATAGGGAATCGAACGGTTCGTGAGGGTGAATGGATCTGGACAGACGGTCGCTGCGTCTATGGACACGAATCCGACGGGGGCGGCTGCTATACGCCCGCTAATGAAGTTTCTGGGATTCCGATTGTGATTGATAAGCGATATTACATATACCGTCGGGGGCATCTCGATCTTCTTGGGGAATATTCGCCTCGATACCTTTCCCATCGTGAGAAGATTTTTTCGTTTTTTTCACTGCCTCCTTGGAGTGCGCACGGATCTGTGAACAAATGCGTCATCGCGGCAGACGTAGATGATCTCGGCAACACCTATGCTGTATATGGGGTTTCTGGGGCACAGGGCGGGGATTTTTGGGATAGCGATAAGATAGTAATCAAAAGAAACGGCGATACTCTTTTTGAAATAGACCCTTGGATCTACGCGAAAAACGTGAAAGGCTGGTGTGAGGGGCGTATTCAAGCGATGTATCCCGATGAGGATATTTCACATTTTGTTCTTGGAACACAGGTGCGGGCTGGGTGCGGCTTTATAGAGGCGTCCGGCAACTGGGCAGTTTTCTACACCATCGGATGTTCTGTCGGCCGTCAGGGCAACGTCACTGCGCTTGGTGCAATCGCGACTTACTATGTCACGCCTGCCGGTATCCAGAAATTGTTTTACACGACCGGTTTTTTACCAACACTCACCGGAATTGTTGAAAAGAGGGAAGACTATAAAGGCTGTGAAGACGTAAAGTTTCCGATTCAAGATGGATACTACTACACTATGCGTCCTCCAAAGGTAAATCCGCAAACTCTCGAGGCGCCGTATATAGCTTTTATGACAATTTTTACCCCCGAGGGGATACCTATCGTCAAAGAATATTTTTTTATAGGAACGCGCTTCACCGTATGTCATCTGCGGGGGAATCAATTCCTACTGGGAACGCAATTCAGAATTTATTCTGTGGGTGTTGGTCCCGATTACAGGGGCGTCGGGTGGCAACAGTATAAAGATCCCGTGCCTGCTGCAGATGGGATATATCTATGCGAAGCGGGCAGTATGCATCAAATTGCTGCAGGGGACTGCCTTAACTTTCAACTTCGTCCAACGCGCCATATCAAAATGCTGAAAAGAGAACTAAAAGAACAAATGCTCTAGGGAGGTGATTGATTGTGGATCAGATTTTAACCATACGACTGTATGCGGCGGGCATAGGAATCGTTGTCGGGGAATTCCTCGGCAGCTTCGACGATTTGCTGTATGCCCTCGTCGCATTCGTGGCAACGGACTACATAACAGGAGTCCTGCGCGCGATCGTGGAGAAGAAGCTGTCCAGTGCGATAGGATTCAAAGGCATTTGCAAGAAAGCTTGCATCTTCGCCATTGTTGGCGCGGCGAACGTTCTCGATGGACATCTTATCGGAAACGGCTGTGTCCTACGTTCTGCCGTAATCTTCTTCTACCTCTCGAATGAAGGAATCTCCATCATCGAGAACGCAGCACGTATGGGGCTTCCTGTTCCTCATCAGCTGAAAAACATGCTGCTGCAGTTGTATAGCGATAGCGTTGTAAACTCGAAAGGAGAGAATGACAAATGAAAGTATTTCTGAATCCGGGGCATGCTCCGGACGGCAATCCAGATCCCGGCGCTTGCGGATGCGGGCTAAGGGAGTGCGATGTGGCAAAGAGCGTTGCCGATCTCGTGGAGCATTATCTCACGGCAGCAGGCGTTGAGGTTGTCGGCAATATGCAGAATGATAACCTCTGGGAAATCACCAATACCGCAAATGCGAGTGGAGCAGACATCTTCATCTCGATTCACTGTAATGCCTTTAACGGTTTGGCACAGGGGACTGAGGTGGAAGTACATCCTGGCAGTCGTGCAGGAAAAAAGCTTGGCAGCTGCATCCAGTGGCAGATTACGGATAGTCTCGGCACTGTGGATAGGGGACTCAAGTATCGCCCTGACCTCTGGGTAATCAAGAGCACACATATGCCCGCCGTTCTCGTGGAGCTTGCATTTATCGACCATGCAGGTGATGCGGTACTTCTGCGGAACCGACAGGTTGAATTTGCCCGCGCCATTGCACGTGGGGTGACCGACTACGCCCTGCAGTGATGCGTTCGCATAAGATTGCATAAAAGGCTGAAAGGCGGTAAGCTATGCTTGAGCGAATCCGGCACACTCTTACGGAGCACAAAGCATTGATCCTAGTGCTCTTGTGTATTCTGGTCATCGGTGTCGCCTATGCTGTCGGTCGCCACTCTGCCGAGGAGCAGACCGCAGCCGAGAAACCAGCCGTCATGACGCAGGAGGCGACGCAGGATGCGGAGCGGCTACGGGCGCAGCTGGATGTGTCGCGGGCGAATGCTGAGGCACTCCAGCGGAGACTTGCGGAGGTACAGGCGGGGCAGCGTGCTCCGGCGGCTACCTATTACGTGCAAGCTCCAACCGTGGAGCGCGCGGCAACGATTGTCGAGAGACAGATCAGGGAGGATGCGCCGACACTGCCGCGCGCGGCGCGTGAGAAAACCGACCGCACCGTCGTCACACCGATCACGCAGGACAAGGACGGGCGTACACTCCCGCCCGAGGAGCAAAAGGTCGACGTATACAAGGTAAACCTCCGCAAAGATCACCGCATCAAGGCGGGCGCATCCGTGATTGACGGCAAGGCACTCATGAGCGTCGGCTACGAGCAGGGGCGCTTTGAGGCGCTGGCGCATTTTGACGGTGTGAATTACAAAGGCGTGACTGTCATGTATAGCGTCGTTGAGTGGTGATCGCATCCCCGAGGATCCGACTTCGGGGATTGTTTTCTTTGTCTCCCGTTTTGCACTCTCGTCTCCCATTTGTCTCCCGTTTATGGGTTTTTATCATGAAATATGGTATAGTATGGATAATGATGAATTATGATTTTCTCGCTCTATACACATCCGTATGATGATAAACTCCAGTAAAATCAACGTCTGAGAGGAAGACATATAATGATTGATAATGACAACGTAATCGATATCCCAAACCTCCAGTGGTATCCGGGGCACATGCGCAAGGCGGAGCGGCTCGTCAAGGAGAATCTAAAGCTTGTGGACGTGGTCTTGGAGCTGCTGGATGCGCGGATTCCGCTGAGTTCGGCTAATCCCGTTCTGCGTGAGATCGTGGGGGAGAAGCCGCGCCTTATCGTGCTCAACAAGGCAGATCTTGCGGATGAGGCTGCAACACGCACATGGGTAAAATATTTTGCTACGCAGGGGCTTGCAGCGGTTCCTGTGGATGCTGTGAAGGGGCGTGGCGTGAAGGAACTCGTGCAGGCGATTGCAAAATGTGCAAAGCCAAAGACGGACAAGCTTGTCCAACACGGTGCAAAGGCGCGGGCGGCGCGCTGCATGATCCTTGGCATCCCGAATGTGGGCAAGTCCTCCCTCATCAACCGTCTGTCGGGCGGAACGAAGACGAAGGTGGAGAACCGCCCCGGCGTGACGCGTGCAAAGCAGTGGATCAGACTCGGAGCGCAGTTGGAACTGCTCGATATGCCGGGGATTCTCTGGCCGAAATTCGAGGATCAGCAGGCGGCGCTTCACCTCGCATTTACGGGCGCAATCAACGACAATGTCTACGACGTGGCGAGCGTCGTCCTCCTGCTGCTCAATACGCTGCGAGAAGCATACCCCGCCGATTTGGCGGCGCGCTATCGCATGGAAGAAGACCTGCCGTCCGGCACAGAGCTGCTTGAGGAAATCGGACGAAGACGCGGCTGTCTGCGGGCGGGTGGAAAGATCGACTACGAAAAGGCAGAGCAGATCGTGCTGACGGATTTTCGCAGCGGACGCCTCGGTCGCGTCACATTGGATTCCTTGCCTGACATGTCATTCGACGGAGATGTGCGGTAA